TACAGCTCGAAGCATTGGTCCGGAGATACTCGTATCATACTTAGAATAATCACCTTCACCCACTTGTGTAGGTTCAAAAGCAATAATATGCGAGTAAAATTCCGTCCAATCGTGGCCAAGGACACTGATACCTTGATACATCTCAGCAACTGTCGGGATTGACAGAAGCGCGGAGGCAACCCGCGCAAACAACATCTTTCCTAACAATAGCCACTGAAACGAAAGGACACCAAAAATACGAATCTTAGTAGTACCATCTTCTTTTATCTTTGCCGGCTCATCTTTTAATGCTGAGCGAACGAACATAGACATAAACTGACGGTCACACATTTGTTGTAAGGCATCCTTAACAGCGTCTCTCAAATAATCTGATGGATACAAGACCTTACGGCCCTGCATAGCTTCAACTTCTTCACCACGATCATTATACCACTTTATCTCCAAGTGATTCTTCTTTTTCTTCCCGAATCCCAAACCAGCTGCAGTATTTTCATCTACTGGTTTAATGAACCGATCTCCAGGGACACCATTTAAGGTTTCAAAAAGAGTAATTGGTCCATCATACTTGGGGTAATCGATCTCCTGTAATTTCTCAATAACACCATAATAATAGTCTTTCTTCGCATAGTCTAATACCATGGGATTAACAGGATCGATAGGCTTTGTTCCTAGCTGTAAATAGGTAGAATGGTCTCTCCCAGATCGAAATGTTGGAGGTCCCCATTTATTAGGGAAACCCTCCGCCACTAAATATGGACTAAGGATTGACGTCTTCACCTGCGAAACCGGACGAGAGATATACTTCTTATCATAGCCATAATAGGCCATATGAGGAGGCTTTAACTCGTCTCTGATCAAGTAATTTACGCACGAACGAGGGTGATTTTCAATTTCGAGCTCAACAATAACACCGCTCCCACACGAACGAACGTTTGGCAATCCACCCCAAGCCATGTTGATATCTTCACCTGAGAAGTCTGTCCACAAAGTTCCTGTCTTGTCTAAACCAAATCTAGTCTCACAAAAACGAGGAAGTGAAGCTTCAGAATCATCTGTTTCATCACTAGTAGTAACTTCATCCATTTCGGGAATTATAGGCAGTTCATCTTCGGGAGGCTTTAAAAGGCCTAACCGATCAAGTTGTTCGGGATCTACCTGAGGAACCTCTTTCCCAAAATTTCGAATAAGGTCACCCTTAGTAACTGAAAAAGCCATAGCCTCTCCAGCACCATCGCTACCCATATGGAACCCCAAAATAACGTGGGGCTTAGATCTGCTAATTATGACAGACATGCAATCACCTGCTACGGTT